CAGCGTTTGCGTGTTGAACCCATCACCTGCTATAGTATATCCATAATCTTGCATGTGTTCAATAACAATGTTTCCGAATTTTACTCTATTACTCAGTTGCCCAATTACACCGCCTGTGGCGAACGTTGCCTGCTGCCGGTATACACATTTAGGTATAGCCACGCCCAGCATACTCGAAACTATCGCGTCTGCCCTTTCAAAAGGCGTAATACTATCCTGTTGTGCCATGCTCAACTTTCGCATAGTATGTTCAGCGTTAACACTATTAAAGAACATTAAATATTCACCCCAATACCAACATGCATTCATAAACGTTGATTCAAAAATTAGTTCGTCATTTTTTGATAGAGAAGAGGCTAGGTTACGCACTGCGTCTGAGGTAATCATAACTCCATCTCCTTCCAACAACATACCCATTACGGCACGTTTCAAACCTAATTTTGGTAGTGAATACTCTCTTTTGATAGAGTGCCACCAATGTGACTCAACCGTCTCTGTAGCAGGTTGTGCTAGCCAGTATTTAAGACCATTTGTGGCATTAAGTAAATCTTCATGCCATCTATGTGTCCCAACTAATATTGATATAGTTTTTGCGACTTCTTCACTAGTAAACGTGCCCCTAATCTCCCGATACTCAGGAACATAAAATCCTATAACCCTAGCCCTGGATGCTAAGAGTTTCAAATCTTGGTCAACCAACAATGGAGACGTTCTTTTATTACCTCTAAGGGCCATATTAAGTATTGCTGCCATTTTTGGCGTTAGTCCGCTACAATTAATAAATCCGTCTGCTTTCTCCCAAGCAGTATAAGCTGCCTGTGAATCAGGAAATATATTCTCTTCATTTTGCAAAATATTTTGATCATCATTGACTATTTGATTCCATGATGAGTGCACTTTGTAACAATTGTTAGTGAATCCAAAGACCTCACCAAATGTGCGTCCACTACTACTGTGGCCGTCATTATAGTCGTACATCTTATGGCAGACAAAAGTGACTTCGTGTGCAAGGCTCATGTAATCAGGGTTTGGAACATCTACCCCCAGGTCATTTCTAATGACTCTAGGGGGTGCCTGTTCCAACCACTGTAAAAAGGTTTCAGTTAAGTTCAGTATATCTATGTCATCAGGATGTGCTGTCACCCCGTTACGTAAACCGGCTAAATAATTACATACCAGTGGTGCCGCTGTCAATGGTTCCATACCTCGTATGTTCTCTATACCATGTAATTTAACTTCGACCTTAACTTGGTGTACATCCATTCTCTCAATTATCTTTAATTTCCAGTAGAACTGAAGCAACACAGTCAACAGAGCAGTAGCATTGTCATAGAAATCTGCCATGATAGTAGAGTTGAAAAAACGATGAATACGTTGCTCTTTCAACTCAGTTGAAGGTACAATCTCACGCAGCCGTTTTTCAATTGCCGTGGCATTCGGTAAACCCATATCAGTTATGTACAACGGATTTAATCCAGCAATACTCGTCTGATAAAAGTTGGTAGACATTTTTTGTCTAGAACCATATACAGTGTTTTTTGATATAATTTTAGTTTTTCTCCTATTAGAAAATTGCTCACCCACAATTTGTCGGTATTTTTCCTCTCCTGCATCTAGTTCTTTACCAGTCCTGATGCTTAATTTATCAATACGATCTTGCTCGTCACTAGACGTATTAAGACCGACATTTTCGACGTCTACGAGAGACAGTTTCATATAGTTCTGGATAAAGAACTGGCCATTATCAAAGCTCGATACGTGACCTTCAGGGTTAATAAAGTTTTTAAGATAATTTTTGAAGTTCATTGTGTTAGTGTTGTTTAAGTGTACTGTAAGGTACTAGATAGCTTTTTCGTATACGGGAATTTG